TGGTGGATTTCACAGCACCCAGCGCAGAAAGGCTTAGTGATCACTCACCTGGCTGAGTCCACTAAATCCCTTTTTGACATGACTAAGCGGTACTATGAAAACACTCCTGAAATTCTTAAACCACATTCCAAGTATTCATCTCGTAAAGAGCTGGTATTCGACATTCTTGATTCGTCTTATACGGTCGCGACTGCGGGGGGTGAGGGAATCGCCCGTGGTGAAACGCTCACGCAAGCTCATCTCTCAGAACTAGCATTCTGGCCTAACGCCACTGCACGAGACAACCTCAACGGTCTGCTACAGGCTATCCCAAACACCAAGGGGACTGCCGTATTCGTTGAGTCAACAGCCAATGGTGTCTCCGGGCCCTTCTATGAATTGTGGAAGGGTGCCGTAGAGGGGACTAACGGCTTCATCCCTGTGTTCCTGCCCTGGTTCATCCAGAAGGAATACCGAGAGCCGGTCCCTAAGAACTTCGAGATCACTCCTGATGAGCAGGATCTGGTCAAGAAGTTCAAGCTCGACAAGAAGCAATTGATGTTCAGGCGGCGAAAGATCGCTCAGAACGGCCTGGAGTTATTCCAACAGGAATACCCTTGTGTCGCTGAGGAGGCCTTTCTGACCTCTGGACGGCCTGTATTTAACCCGAACCAACTCCAGAAGATGCTCGATGACTGCAAGGACCCCATTCAGAGGCTTGCACTGGAGGGTGAGGACTGGGTTGAGCACCCGAGAGGAGAGCTTACGCTCTACTACAAGCATGATCCGGGTGAGAACTACTACATCGGCGCTGACGTTTCGATGGGAGTTAGGGGTGGTGACTGGTCTGTAGCTCAGGTTTTGGACTCTAAGAAGCGTTTGGTCGCTACTTACAGGTCCCATATCCATCCAGACTACTTTGCAGAGGTGCTAAATGCCCTCGGATACTTCTATAACACAGCCAAAATCGTTGTTGAGAGCAATAACCACGGCATTCTGACCTGTTCTAGGCTCGGAAAAGACTATGCCTATCCAAACTTCTACACAGAAGTCACGGTAGACAAGCTAACCGAGAAAGAAACGGTCAAATTGGGTTTCCATACGACCGTAAAGACAAAACCGTTGGTGATTGACCAGTTAAGAGCAGCTCTTCGTGAGGGTGAAATTGAAATTCACGACAAACTCACGATTCGAGAGCTGATGACCTATGTTGTTACTGAGAGTGGGAATATGGAAGCTGAACAAGGATGCCATGACGACTGCGTTATGTCGTTGGCTTTTGCCAATCATGTGCATGAAGGCAGATTTACTCCCATTGAGGTTACTGACGACTTTTATTTCGAGGCTTTGTAAATGGCGCAATCAAGATTTACCCCTATCACAAAGGACGAGCTTTCCTCGGTCGTTGATCGTCAGATCAGAACCTCGGTTGGCTTCTATGATTCCAAACTATCTCGTGAGCGTGAAGACGTTCTCGACTACTACAACGGTGTAAAGCCGAAACCAGCCCATGCTGGAAACTCGAAGTACGTCTCGCTAGATGTCTTTGATGCTGTAGAAAGCATGAAGGCGGTCCTGCTTGAAACCTTCGCGTCTGGGAACCGGATCGTATCGTTTGAGCCTCAGGGCGAAGATGATGTGCAGATGGCCCAGCAGGCTACCGAGTATTGTGACTATGTTCTGTTTCGGCAGAACGATGGCTACCAGATCTTTTCGGATGTCATCCAAGACGGACTAACGTCCCGAGCTGGTGTGGCAAAGATCTACTGGGACGAGCGTGTTGAGGAAGTGGAGGAAGTGTTCTCCAACCTCACCCTAGAAGAAGCAGAGATGCTCCTTGCCGCCCCTGATGTCTCCGATGTTGAGGTAAAGCTTAACGAAGAGACCGGGATGTACGATGGCGAACTCACCCGCATGGTGGACAAGAGCCAGGTGCGGATCGATGTGATCCCTCCTGAGGAGTTTCTGATCACCCCGCAAAGCAAAAGCATTGCTGATGCTCCCTTCATCGCTCATCGTACAAAGAAGACATACGCTGAGTTGATTGAGGAAGGCTATGACAGAAAACTGGTGGAACGAATTGGTTCTGAGGATGAGTCTGAACTCACTCTGAACCCCGAGGTCCTCGCTCGGTTTGAGCAGGTCGGTGCTGATCGTTTGAACATGGACGGTGCCGTTCAGGAGCAAACCAAGTTCGTCATTGTCTACGAGTGCTACCTGAACCTCGACATGGATGGAACCGGCGAGACCAAGCTCTACAAGGTTGTGAAGTGCGGAAACGTAGTTCTCGATAAAGAGCAGGTAGACCGTAAGCCATTCCTGTCCTTTGTCCCCCTTCCAGTCCCCCACAGCTTCTACGGCTCGAACTACGCTGCCCGTGTGATCCCCACACAGAACGCCCGTACCGTGCTGGTGCGTGGAATCTTGGACCACACCGTTGTCACCAACAACCCACGCTTTCAGGTGGTCAAAGGCGCTCTGTCGAACCCCAAGGAACTCATTGAGAACCGCATTGGGGGCATCGTCAACGTCACCCGCCCTGATGGCATTTCAGCCCTCCCGCAGTCTTCTCTGAACCCCTTCGTCTTCCAAACGATCCAGTTGCTGGATTCGGATAAAGAAGAGAGCACGGGTGTCTCACAGTTGTCTCAGGGCCTGAACAAGGACGCAGTATCTAAGCAAAACTCGCAGGGCCTGGTGGAAAACCTTGTCAACCTCTCGATGCAGAGGTCCAAGATCATCGCCCGGAACTTTGCCAATCAGTTCATCAAGCCTCTCATGCTTGAGGTCTACCGTTTGGTGGTCGCTCATGAGAAGGGCGAGAAGGTTGTCAAGATTGCTGGAACATTCCAGCGCATGATGCCTTCAGCCTGGGCTGATCGTAGTGATGCTACGGTTGAGTTGAAACTCGGCTATGGTGAGCAGGAGCGTGAGGCTCAGAAGTTCCTCGCCATGCACCAGTTGTTGAGTACAGATCCAACCATGGCTCCGATGTACGGGTTGGACAAGAAATACAACCTCATGCGGACTGTGTTTGAGAAGTCTGGTGTGAAGAACACCGTGGACTACCTGACACCGCCACAGATGATCCAGCCGCCACAGCCTGATCCAATGATGATGAAGCAGATTGAACTTGAGGAGCGCAAAGTTGCGACCCTTGAGAAGCAAGCTGAAACTACGGCTGCTAAGGTTCAGGCAAATGCTGAACTGGATCTGCTGAGGGCTGAGATGCAGCAAATGAAGCAAGCCTTCGAGCAAATGATGCGTGAGCGTGTTGAAGAGCGGAAGGACTTCGATACTTCGGCCCGTTACGCAATTGCTACAGAAGAGCTGGCAATGGCCCAAGCTGCCGATCCAGAGCAGAAGCGGGTTATTGTTAGTCCCAATAGTTAAGTAAAGGAGAGTGCATGAGCACAGACCAACTTCTTCAGCGTGGGAACGCTGCGGAGCAGTTGTTAGATAGTGATGTTTTCAAACAGGCAACCAAAGATCTGATGGATTACTACATCGGTAGCATCCTTCAGTCGAACCCTGATGACGACAAAGGACGGAACGCCGCATACTTTTGTGCTCGTGCGCTCCAAGATCTCCACGCAGTCCTAGGACAGTGGGTTGCAGTACGGGATCAAGTAATTACCAATACCGAGGAATAAATTATTTTATGAAGAAGTCCACTACCCAGCAGGGCGTGACTACAGAAGCAGCTTCTCAATATCCGCTACCTTTTGATGAAGATGATGCTGCCGATACCTTTTTGAACCGATGGACGGACGAGGGCAACGAAAGTTCACCCGAAACGACAGAGGAAACTGAAACAAAAACTCCTGACGAAACTGCTGAAGCGGAGCAGAGCCAGGAGGGGGCTGAAGAAGCCGAAGAGACCCAAGAGGAAACTGAGGACCCAGAAGAGGACACTGAAGAGACCGAGGAAGAAGCTGAGGAAGAGTCTGAAGAGGAAGAGGAGGACGATGAGTCCCCCAAGAAAACTCTTGATGATGATGCCGAGGTAGAAATCAAGGTCGATGATGAAGTTCTTAAGGTATCCGTCAAAGAACTCAAACGTCTCTACGGACAAGAAGCAGCCTTGACACGGAAAAGCCAGCAGGTTGCCGCCAAGCGCAAGGAAGTCGAGTTCACCGAACAGAAGTTAGCCGCCTCTCTCCAGAAGATGTACGAGAAGGCTGCCTCCCGCTGGGAGCCCTATAGCAAGATTGATATGCTAGTGGCCTCCAAGCAGTTGGATGCTGACCAGTTCGCTGCACTACGTGCCGAAGCGCAAGCCGCCTACGAGGACTTCCGTTTCGTATCAGAAGAGGCTGATGCCTTTGTCAAACAAAACCAAGTCCAACAGCAAGAACAGCTCAAGCAAGCCGCTCAGGAGGCCGTAAAGGTCCTGAAGGAAACCATCCCAGGGTGGTCCTCAGGTCTCTATGACCAGATCCGTGAGTATGCGGTCAGTAATGGTATGGATTCAGATGTCGTCAACAATCTGGTTGACCCTGTGGCCATCCAACTGATCCACAAGGCCCGTCTCTATGACGAGTCCAAGAAAGTCGTCACCAAGAAGAAGGTTTTGATGCCTAAGAAGGTTGTCAAAACTACCTCCTCTCCCGCCTCTGCAAAGGACATGTCTCCTAGCAAGAAGGTCGAGGCAGAGAAACGTCTTCGTTATTCAGGTGATGTCGAGGACGCTGCTGATCTGTTCCTTAGCCGTTGGCAATCCGATTAAATCCATTCTTTCACTAAGGAACTAAAATGGCTGCTTTTACCACTTATGATCAGGTTGGCAAGAAAGAGGACATCTCTGATGTTATCTCGAACATCTCGCCCACCACGACCCCTTTCCAGTCTTTGATCAAGACTGAGCGCGTTAACAACACTGTGTACCAGTGGCAAGAGGACTCCTTGGCCGCTGTTGCTGACAACGCCAAGGTTGAGGGCTTCACCGCTTCTGACGACAACCTGGCTGCGACCACGATGCGTCAAAACTATACGCAGATTATGGCTAAGACCGTGAACATCACGGCTACCAGCGATGCAGTTGCGACCTATGGCCGTGCCAAGGAAACCGCCTACCAGCTCTCGAAAAAATCTGCCGAGCTGAAGCGCGAGTTTGAGTACCACCTCGTTGGTAAGGCTCAGAACGCTGCTGCTGGCGCTTCTGACACCGCTCGTACCTTTGCTAACGCCTTCGGTACCTACGTTGGCGGTCAGGCTGTGATCCACGCTGACGTTACCGTGACCATCGACAGCGATGCTGGCACGGCCGGCAACCAGGCTGGTGCCCTCACTGAGGCCTCCATCCTCTCCGTGAACCAGGCTCTCTATGAGGCTGGCTCCGAGGCCAACTACATCATGGTCAAGCCTGCTGACTCGCTCATCATTGCTAACTTCGACAAGGCTTCTGGCCGCAATCGTACAATCAATGACGAGAAGAAGGCTATCGTCAACGCTGTTGACCTCTATGTCTCTCCTTTCGGTGAGCAGAAGGTCATCATCAACCGCTTCATCAAGGCTACTGAGTGCCTGGTGTTCAACCCCAACATGTGGCGTGTTGTGGTCCTGCGTCCGTTCACCCGCGAGTTGCTCGCTAAGACCGGCGACAGCGACCGTCATCTGATTGTTGGCGAGTACAGCCTCAAGCACATGAACGTGAAGGGCACGGGTCGTATCACGAACCTCACCGGTTCCAACCCCACTCTTCCCTAATTAGTCACTGAGTAATTTCACTCAATTGACTGAGTAAATCGGAGGGGGAGCTTCGGCTCCCTCTTCGTCTCCTGCTGGGCTTTTTAGTCCACCCCCTTATGGGGGCAGCACAACAGTTTCCGGTGTTGGGTGTTCCTCTCCTTCACCTTTCACCTCTTTTTATTACTACACACATGCAAAACATTCACGACCTTAAAGTTGACTTTGACGAAAACCAAGATGGCTTGATCATTCAGAAAAGCCAGAACATTACCCAGGAGTACCTTGATTCTCTCAAGGAACACCGCTTTGAGACCAAGCACCGACCCTCTGGCGATTACCTGCGGGTTGCAAGCATCCCCGTAATTGTCATTGAAAAATGGATGCGCGAGGGCTTTGATTTTTACAACGAACCAGCCAGTAAAATTGTCGCCAAACTTAAGGCAGACGGGCTGGATGGATTCCTCACTACTGATAAACAGGTGTAAATATGAATAAAGCAGGCATTCGTAGCCAAGTAAGCGCTCTGTTGAACCGTAACGATGTCACGGATGCCTTGCTTGATACGTTCATTGATCAAGCCACCACGAGAATCCAGAGAACACTCAGGATTCCTCCGATGGAGAAGGTGGAACTCTACACGATCACCGATGTGGTCCCAGACACTCTGGTTCTCCCAAATGACTTCCTCAACGTGAAGCATTTGTACACCGGAGACACCATGCTTGAGTATGTGGACCTTGGGAAGTTCCTGTCTACCTTGGACTCCGTGGGTAGTACCCCACAAATGTACTCAAGGATTCAGGGGACACTAAAGATCAAGCCCACCCCTTCTGTCGGCACAGTGATCACTCTGGTCTACTACGGTGAAATCCCTGACCTGGTGAATGACACGGACGAGACTTGGCTTTCGGCCATTGCCTCAGATCTATTGATCTACGCCGCCCTCACCTTTGCCGCTGATTATTATGTCGATGAGCGGAAACCCGCTTTTGAAGAGCGCTATGCGCAGATCTATGCCGAACTTGATGAGCAGGCCCGTATTGGGGAGATGGATCAATCGGCTCTGAGGATTCAACCTGCTTATTCTGATTACTAAGGATACGATATGGCGACCAGTAGTTTCTTCTTTAATGGTAGTAACGAGCCTGATGAGACACAAACTCAGACTCCACCTACCACAACTGAGTCTGGCGAGGACACCGTAAAGACCAGTTTCTATTACGGGAGCACTCCTGGCCCAGATCAAAACACATTCAATGATCTCGTAAATACGCTGAATGAAAAGGTTGCTGAGGCTGATGAGGACCGCGTGGCGGCTCAGGCTGCCGCAAGTGCTGCTTCAAACTCTGCATCGAGTGCGGCTAACACTGCCGCGTCTATTGAAGGCGAGGTTGCAACCGCTGAAACTGCTCGTGCTGCTGCCGAAGCCGCAAAAGCTGCTGCATCCTCCTCTGCATCCTCGGCCAGCACTTCGGCATCCAACGCTTCCACGAGCGCAGCAAACGCCGCAACCTCAGCCTCAGCCGCCTCTACATCAGCATCGAATGCAGCGACCAGCGCCACAAACGCCGCTAATTCAGCTACGGCTGCTAGTGGGAGCGCAACAAGCGCTTCTGGATCTGCGTCAGCCGCTGCAACAAGTGCATCTAACGCCGCTGGGTCTGCTTCAAGTGCGTCAACCTCTGCTTCTAACGCAGCCACTTCGGAATCCAATGCTTCTGGCTCTGCTTCTGCGGCTGCTACCTCAGCCTCTAATGCGGCCACAAGTGAGAGCAATGCTCAGGCTTATGAGCTGTCTGCTAATGAGTGGGCAACAAAGACCACAGGCCCTGTAGCCGGTGGTGAATACTCTGCCAAATACAATGCTCAACTAGCGGCCACTTCAGCATCCAATGCCTCCACGAGCGAGACCAACGCTTCGGCTAGTGCGTCCACGGCTACCACGCAGGCTGGTATTGCAACTACTAAGGCCTCTGAGGCATCTGCAAGCGCGTCTGCTGCTCTAACCAGCGAGACCAACGCTGCTTCCAGCGCTAGTTCTGCAAGTACCTCAGCCTCTAATGCGGCCACTAGCGCCACCAACGCCTCGAATAGTGCATCGAGTGCTTCAACCTCTGCATCGAATGCAGCCACTAGCGAGAGCAACGCAGCAACGTCTGCGTCAAATGCAGCAACTTCTGAAACGAATGCGGCATCCTCTGCTAGTGCGGCCGCTACTTCGGCTTCTAATGCCTCTTCCTCAGCATCTGCGGCTTCTGCTGCCGAGACTGCGGCTTTGGCTGCCCAAGCTGCGGCAGAGCTGGCCTACGACAGCTTCGATGATCGCTACTTGGGGGCCAAGTCCTCTGATCCAACATTGGACAACGATGGCAATGCTCTGTTGACTGGCGCTCTTTATTGGAGCACGGCATCGAATGAATTAAAAATCTATAATGGGACTAGTTGGAGCGTGGCTGGTAGTAGTAGCGGTGCTTCTGTATTAGATGACACCACTACCAATGCTACGCGGTATTTGACTTTCGCAGACGCCACAACTGGACCTCTTAGTACCGCTTATGTTTCTAGCACCAAGCTCACTTATAACCCAAGCACTGGTGTTGTGGGTGGGTCTATCTCAGGTAATGCTGGAACTGTTACTGACGGTGTTTACACTACGGGTTCCTATGCAGATCCTACATGGATCACTAGCCTAGACTACTCGAAACTGACAGGCACAATTCCAACGTGGAATCAGAACACAACAGGTAACGCCGCTACCGCCACTGCACTTCAGACCGCTAGGACAATTGGTGGTGTGTCTTTTAACGGCACTGCAAACATCAATCTTCCGGGTGTAAACACGGCTGGTAATCAAGACACTTCAGGTAATGCGGCTACAGCGACAACCGCTACAAACTTGTCTGGCGGTACGGTGAATACAACAGGTATTACAAGCAGCGGTGATATTTTACCGGAAACGGATAACACGGGTGTAATAGGCAATTCAGCAAATACTTGGTCAAATGGGCAGTTCACCAATTTACAAATTGATAGCACTCTTACTGTCCGAGCCGCTATTGATCTAGCAGACAACGATGTTCTTCGTTTGGGCTCTAGTGATGACTGGGAATTTTTTCACAACGGCACTGACAACTACATAGATCTTAATGTAGGCAATCTCATAATCAGAGATAACACTACAACCAGATTCACTTTTGGCAGGACAACTGGAAACATTGTTGCCACTGGTTCGATTGATTGTGGAACTCAGTTCCTAGGACTCGCTACTGACGCAGTAACGGCACCTTCGTTTTCTTGGACCGGCGATACTAACACTGGAATATATCGGCCAACGACAGATACTGTCGGTATTGTTTGCGGCGGCACCGAAGACTTCCGTGTAGATAGCACGGGGCAGTTGTGGAATACCGTTCAATCGCAGGTGGGTACAGATTACACCACCCTTTATAAAGGCTACTTTGCTCGTGCTTGGGTGAACTTCAACGGCACGGGAACGGTCGCTATTCGTGCAAGTGGTAATGTGACAAGTGTTACTGATAACGGCACTGGAGATTACACGGTAAACTTCACAACAGCCATGCCTGATGCAAACTATGGGTTTTCACTTGGCGGCGGCATTGGGGACGCAACGGCTGGAACCATTGCCTCCTACTCTATGCATCAAACGGTTGACCCAACCACCTCAGCACTTCGTATGATGACTGGATACGCAAACACTCAGCGAGATATTGAGTATGTTTGCGCTTCGATTTTCAGGTAAGAAAGATAAAACATGAATCAACGAATTATTTATCAAACTGATGATGGTGGGGTGGCTGTAATCATTCCAGCGCCTGAGTGTTTGCTATCTCATACTATCGAGGAGATTGCAGCCAAAGATGTTCCCTTTGGCAAGCCTTATAAGATTGTAGATGTCTCCACTATTCCAGAAGATCGCACTTTTAGAAACGCTTGGACAGTAGACAGTGACGATCTTACCGATGGAGTCGGTGCTGAGTTTAATAGTTTTAATGAGATCTCAGTCGGAGGAAATGGTGATTAGAATTGACATGAACAAAGCCAGGGACATTGCTCATGAGAGGCGCAGGGTGGCAAGGGCTGAAGAGTTCAAGCCGCACGATGAGGCGATCATGAAGCAGATCCCAGGCACTTCTTTTGAAGAGGCTGAAGCCGCTCGTCAGCAGATCCGCGAGAAGTACGCGGTAATGCAGGAGCAGATTGAACAGGCTCAGACTGTCGATGAACTCAAAGCAGTCCTACCGACCTAGGAATCTAAATGGAAAACACCATCAGAATCCTAGGTAAAACCTACGCCCTTCGCTTTGTTGACAAGGTTGAGATGGAGGACGGGGACCCTAAAGAAACGCTGATGGGTCTTTGTAGTGACGGCAAGCAGGACATCCAAGTGTCCATTCACCAACCCAAAGATGCCCTTAAGGACACCATACTGCACGAGATCATCCACGCTGTGGACTATCAGATGCAGTTGGGCCTTAAGGAGCGTCAAGTACATGGCATGGCTGCGGGGCTCGTGGCTGTATTCTTAGACAACCCAGAATTTACGAAACTATGGAACAACTTGAACACAGAGTCATAAAGCTGGAGTTTGTTACTGATACCCACGAGCAAGAATTAAGGGAACTAAGCGACAGCTCTAAGAAACTATCAGAGACATTAGCCGGTATCCAAGACAACCTTAAACAGATCAAGTGGATGGCAACAGGTGCCGCCCTGGTCTTTATCGCAAACGAGATGGGCCTCATCAAAACGATGAAGGCTCTTTTATTTTAGGTAACGCATAATGCTAGAGACACTATTTGGTGGTCTCCTTGGGGGTGTCTTTCGACTCGCCCCTGAATTTATGAAATGGCTTGATCGAGCTGGAGAGAGAAAACACGAGCTTGCCCTGTTGAATGCAGAGCTGGAGTTTACTCGTGTTAAAGGACAGATCATGCAGCAACAGACCGAGGCTGTTATGACGGTGGCTGAGATGGATGCCATCGCCTCTGCTGTTGAAGAGCAGGGCAAGACTGCCAGAGCTGCCGGAAAAGTCGTTGCTGCCATTTCAGCCTTGGTTCGTCCTTCGGTCACCTTTGCCTTCGTCATTGTCTACTTCCTCGTGAAACTAGCGGCCTACCTCTTGGCACTCGAACAGGGTGGCGATTGGAAGGAAGTGCTCGTCAGCATCTGGAACAAGGATGACATGGCGATGCTCATGATGATTCTCACCTTCTGGTTTGTCGGTCGTGTGTGGGAACGAGGTCGAGCATAGAGATGGGATTCGCTCTCAACGAGAGGTCCCTTCGTAATCTCAAAGGAGTCAATCAGGATATGGTCGAGGTGGTCCACAGGGCCGCTGAGATCTCTCCTGTCTACTTCGTTGTCACCGAGGGCCTCAGGACCGTCCAGAGACAGGCTGAACTCCTTGCTAAGGGGGCCAGCAGGACCATGAACTCAAAGCACATTACTGGAAGGGCTGTGGATGTGGCTGCCTTTCCTGGTGGAAAACTATCTTGGGAGTTTAAGTATTACAAAGTAATCAGCGAGTCCTTCAAACAGGCCGCTAAAGAGCTGGACATCAAAATTCGGTGGGGTGGTGATTGGAAATCATTCGTGGACTCTCCGCACTTTGAACTCATTTAGGAGATAAACAAATGGTTACATACCTTGCTGTCGTCTTTTTCTGCTTTCAAGAGCAATGCTACTTTTACAACGGCACCAAGCAGCATTTCACTCTAGAGGCCTGTGTGGCCGAAGTCGAAGGTGTAGAAAGTAATTTGGAAAAAGATGGAATTGATTCCAGATCCACCTGCATCAAACTAAATTCAAACGCTAGGGAGGCCTAATGAACAAAGGGCTATACGCAAACATCCACAAAAAGAGGGAGCGCATCAAAGAGGGTAGCGGCGAAAAGATGCGTAAACCTGGAAGCAAAGGTGCTCCAACAGCTCAGGCCTTCAAGGACTCTGCCAAGACGGCCAAGAAGAAGAAGTCCTATGCCTAAGAAGGAACACCAGAACCCTGAAGGGGGCCTCAATGCCAAAGGCAGGGCCTACTACAAGAAAACCGAGGGAGCCAACCTAAAGCCTCCTGTCAGCTCCTCACAGGCCGCTAAGTCTCCTAAGGCTGCCGCCCGTAGGAAATCATTCTGCGCCCGTATGGAGGGTGTGCCTGGTCCAATGAAGGACAGTAAAGGCCGCCCTACGCGCAAGGCACTCGCACTAAAAAAGTGGGATTGCTAGTATCCCTGCCAGTCACCAAGTCATCGGTGGCTGGCTTTTTTTTATGATTAAGAAACCATGAAGAAAAAAAGGCCCCACCCGAAGGTGAGGCCGAAATTACTACTTAGGAGATACTTTAGGTGCTAATCCGATGTCGAGGGCGACAATCGGGAGCAAAATCAATTTGTTGCAAAGGCTGGTGGAGACGCATTAGCAGTCAATCTGACGGCATCAAGAAGAGTCTCATCGGATACGTGGGCATAGCGCATGGTCGTTGTTACCTTGGCATGGCCCAATACTTTCTGCACTACTGCAATGTTATTGGTCGTCTGAAGCACACGGGTTGCTGTCGTATGACGCAGGGTGTGCAGGACAAACCCCGGATCATTCTCCATCCCCATCGCCTTGCGAGCCTTGGTCCACTCACGGTGGATGATGGGAACGGTGATGGTGAATGGGGCCCACTGGTTGAGCAGTTCCTTGGCTCTGGGAGTCAGGGGCACAGACCGAGCCTTGTTGGTCTTGGTCTTCCACAGACGCACATAGTCGCCATCGATCTGCTCCTTGGTCAGGGACAGCAGCTCGCCTCTCCGCATCCCGGTGTGAATCAGGATCTCGCAGAAGGCTGAGACCTGAGGGGGCAGAAGGGACAGGAGTTGCCGCTCCTCTTCATGGGAGAGCCAGCGGATACGCTCGTTGTCTTCCTTGGCCCAGGTGAACTTGGGCATCTTATCGAGCCACTCCCGGTCATAGGCATACTTCAGAATCGTATGCAGGGCTGAGAGCTTGCGGTTTAGAGTGGATGGTTTGATCCCCACAGAGACCTCAGAGATGTAGTCGTCCACCATGGAGGTGGTGATGTCGTTGAGCGCTGGTCGTCCCATGATCTCAATGGCATCCACGATGTTGCTGTGGGACTGGAGGAAGCTCTTGTGGCTTGTCCAGATTCTGGGGCCGGCATGGCGCAACAGCTCATGCAAGGTCTGTGGTCGGTCTTGATTGCGTCTGTAAACTGATTTAAGTGCCATTTTTCTCTCCTTTTTTATATTGTACCTAAAAGTCAGAGTCTCCGCATCTGGCTATGAGTTCCTCATACGATGGCGGCTTGGGCTGGTAGCGGACCTCACGGACCTCCTTGATGGTCCACCCAGGCATGGCAAAGCGCTCTGCCTCAGCCCGGTCGTAGAAGGACCTAAGCGGCCCATCCTCGTCAACAACCAGATACTTCGTTGTGATCCTGCTCATAGGGTTCGATCTCCTTGTGGTTGGCGATGGCCTCTTTCAGTGCCGTCACCAAACCTAAGTTTACCAGAAACGTCAGACCCTCTTGGTCCATGTCCACTTTCGCTGTGGCCGAGCCGTCTGGATGTTCCTCCACCACTTCAAGGGTGAACTTCATTATACGCTCCTTCCAGCTGGAATGCAGGTCCCCCGCGCTGTGGCCCCTTCAGAGACCAGAGCCTCTACGGTCTTTTGTGTGGTCTCTAGGCAGGAAGCCTCGGAATAGAAGGGTTCTTTGCTGTGCATAAAATCACACGACCCCGAAACGCAAAGAAAGATAACTGAAATGAATGCCATAATTATTTATCCAATCGGGAAATCTCCCGCTTAATATACCAGATTGCTTTTTCCAGATCCTGAATGGGATCATCGGCTTTAAGCCCAGCTCTCCAGATGTATTTGATTGCATTGCCGAGGCAGAAGTTCATGTGCTCGGTGATTTGAATGCACTCCACGCCCGAGGGGTGAGCCCGGTAGTGAGGCGGTTTGTTGACAGCCACATGCCGCTCCTGCTCCAAGGCTCTGTTGAGCATGTCCCCAAAGGTCTCTCGGTTCTGAAGCGCCTGCTCCTCTGTCGTTGCGTTGGTAAAGCGGCTTATGGTGTCCAAGGCTTGATCTCCTCTTTCTCGCTGTCCCAGTTCTCGGTTCTCAAGATACGAGCCAATCTTCCTTGCAGCAGGGCATCCTCCTTGGTTAGCCCCGCTTTCACATACGCATCCTCTACAGTCTTCCATACGGCTCCATGTTTCTTGAGTAATTCCTCAGCTTTCTTTGGGCCAACACCAGGCAGCCCAGGGTATCCATCAGAGGTATCCCCGGTGAGCGATTGCATGAGGAAGTTCCACTCGGCATCCTTGTCCGAGATCTCCAGCATCTCATGCTTGCCTTCGGGGGAAAGCCTGAAGAACTTTCCTGGGATGGTCTTGAGGTCCTTGTCCATCGAGACAAGAAGGGTCTTGCCGGGGAACTTGGTTGCCAAGATTCCCATGCAGTCATCGCCTTCAAGACCGGGCTTGCTAAAGTGTGGGTACTCCCCCATGGCCCACTCCTTGACGGCAGAGTAGCCCACTGGTTTACGGCCCTTGCGATTGCCTTTGTATTGGGGGTAAATGTCTTTGCGAAAGTTATGTCTGTCTGAAAAACAGAGCTTGTATTCCTTGATGCCTGTGAGCTTCTGGTATTCGCTCAAGAGCCAGTTGAAGTGATCCTTAGCTGCGGGGATGTGAGTATCAACTGTCCAGGTATCAGGGTCCCATTCAATCTCATTTTCTGCTGACGAAGTGGATTGGTAGCACGTGATGTCAGCATCGATTAGCAGGATCAATACGTGGCCTCCTCAAGGCGCTTGGCGCACAGGCGAAGAAGTCCACACAAGGCCAAGGCATCGTTCTTGTTGGCCTCTGCAATGCTACTGGAGAACATCTCCTGATTGTACATAAGATAGTCGTCAATCATGGACGTAATAGCTACTTTGACCGTGGGGAGCGGCTGTTCCCCAATAGTAATGTCAATGCAGAACTCCCCGGAATCAATGTAGGGCGAGATAGCCACTTCTTCCTTTTGCACTGGTAGCAGTGTCATGTGTTTCTCCTTATGTTGAGGGCTTCGAGGAAACGATTGTCGTCCTCTAGGAACGTGATGCGTTTTTCCATGCGTTCGAGGGTTTGAATGTAATGCTGCTCATCGACTTGGTAGTTCTCGATGATCTCCTTCAGCTCCCTGATCTGCTTTTCCAACGCCTCGATGTCTTGGGCGTAGTGGTCGATATGGATGTAGTCTTCTCTGTTCATTGCTCATCCTCGTATTTGGTTTTGGCGATAATGTAGTCCTTCACCAGGCTGCTCCTCACGATGTCGCTCGTGGTGAACTCAAACCTAGAGAACTGAGGCATCCGATCAGCAATCGCCAAGAACTTTGGCAACCCTGTTTTGTCGTCTCGTTTCTTTAGGTCTGTCTGCCTGATGTCACCGCAGAAGATGATCTTAGAGGTGTGGCCCACCCGCGTAATGATGGTGTCCAATTCCTCGAAGTTCATGTTCTGAAACTCATCCACCAAAAGAATGCTATTGGTGAATGTGGTCCCTCGGATAAACGATGTGGACATAAACTCCACATACCCCTGCTCTCCCAAGCGGTTCCAAGCGTCTGCTCTTTTGAAAAGGTCTGAGGTGATCTGCCGATACGGCTGGATGTAAATGTCCATCTTGTCGTCAGCAGATCCCGGCAGGTGTCCCATGTCACGGCTCTGAACAGCACTGCGGACAATCACAACTTTGTTGTAGGGATTGCCTTTGTCCATGACCTCTTCCAAGGCCTTATAGAGGGCGATGTAGGACTTTCCGGTCCCGGCCACCCCGTGGAGGCACATGAAGTAGTGCCCCGCTCTATAGGCATCAAAGAAGTCTTTCTGCTTGGCCGTCTTTGGAGAGACCGTGATCATGTCATCAAGACGAAGCTTGAGACTGTTGGTTCTTTTGACCGGGACTTCCTTAGGCTCTTCTTGTGTTTCTATGGGTCGTTTTCTAGGTGGCATGGTCTTTAGAAAAAATGTTGGGGAATAGGTCAACCAGAATGGACCGGCACTGCTCTGCCACCTCTCGATGTTCCTTCTGAGTGGAGGCATCGCAACGGATGTCCGTGTAGTGAATCCAACTGCGGAGCGTTCCGTTCATATACATACGGCTCATGGTCAGACCTTCGGGCAGCACCTTACGGGCGACTTCCTTGGCGATACCGTTGGACAAGGCCCACTTGTAGATGGTGTCGGCCTTGCGGATCATGTCCTTCTGGTAGTTATCCCAAGCCCTGCTCAACTCCCTGTCCTGCACCTCGATGGAGTTCTGGCGGTTCTTTGGGTCTTGCAGACGAACCTCCGAGACATCGAAGCCCTGAGCCTCGGCATAGCGCTGGGAGAACTCCTGAAACGAGAAGGAGCGGTGCCGCAGGATCTGCCGAGCGATGTCCCTCGTGGTCTCGATCTCCATGCACACATTGACCATCTCGAAGGGAGACCAGTGCTGGTTCTTGATGAGGTATTGGATCAGCTTGGACGAGTCAGGATTCCATTGGTTCTTAGGGTTGGAGACCCGAGCCATAAAGCCAATCAACTGCTCGGCATCGGGGGTCGCCCAGATCAGCCGAACCGCGCTCACGCCACATGCTCCTTCGGGTCCTGCCAGTAGCCATCGCCATCCGGGTAGGAGCTATCTATGGGCTCAGGCTTGTACTCATCCACCTTGAAGACCTGGCAGAAGGTGTCCCATGCCTTTTCGCTGCGGAGCTGCAAGACGCTGCGAATGCCATAAACGAGGTTCGCCACTTCATCCTCGGTCAAAGCTTTAGGTCCGTCCAGATACTGCTCTAGGAACAGATCGATGTCCTGACAGATGTCTTGGATTCGCAGGAGGTCCTGCTCAAGATCAAAGCGGTTCTTAGTCATGGACAAACCCCTGCGGCTCATACCAAGACAAAACACGCTTGAAGGCCTTGATCTGCTTCTTGAGCTGCTTGGCATCCTCAACTGGATCAGTGGAGAAGACAGGGATATAGGGACTGTCGCCTTTCTTATAAGCAGCCAAGTCATTCTCCAGCATTTCCATGGAATCCCGCAGCATTTGAGCAACCACTTGCTCTGCGAACATGTCATCAATTTCAATCTTCATTCGTATCCTTTTTCATAAACACAATCCCAAGAATAAACCCCAAAACAAAGCCGCCAAAAGTAGAATACCAAAACAAATCGTAAGTGCTCATTGTTTACCCACCCATTCCGTCTCTTTCAAAACAAACCGGGCCCTCTCTCGGACTTCTTGGGGGATGGCGTGGCCGTATTCCTCGGGATGAATCAAAGCCGCCACGAACATGCGTAGGAACCGCATGTCAGCTTTGGTCTTTGCCATCTCCACGGTCATTCGATTGATTTCTGAACGAAGGTCTTCAACTGTGTTCATTCTTCTCTTCCTAAAGGTTCTTGGGTAATACTTTCTATCAAGTTCTAGCATGTCATCTTCAGTCAGCCCAACCCATCCTCTTTCTTTGGCAGATTCAAAAGCCTCTTCAGCCTGTTTGATGAGTTGATCTTTGTCCGATTTGTGTATATGTTTTTCGGACATGTTCATTCTTCTTCCCCTAAAAAAGTCAATCCTTTGCGGGTAATGTGCCAACTACGGTCAAACCTTTGATTACCTATTTTAGTCGTGATCAAACCCAACGAGGCCGCGATAGCCACCTCATCTGCCATAAGTCTAGCAAAGTCTGATTTGGTTCTAAAACCGTGGAGCCAAGCCTTACGCAATACTGGATCTATTGATTTGTTCATAGTCTAGTGTGTGTCGGCCCAATTGTT